GGTATAACCCACCAGATTTAAACGAACAAATCCTTGCCTCAATTCAGGGCAAAGAATACAACGGAGAAGTTGTTACCTTAGATACGCTTAAGAAAAAAGGTATGGCTTTGGCTAAAGCAGCACACTTTCAATTGGCTCCACAATTGGATGCTGGCTTAACTCTTGCTGAGATCTTTAGTTCTTACAAAGATACAGCTGCCAGGACACTAGAGCTATCTCCAGAATCTATTTCGTTTAATGATCCAAAGTTTAGAACGGCATTTGGTGGACCCAACACACCTCCACCTACGTTGGGTGAATGGGAAACCATGCTGCGCACGGACCCCAAGTACGGTTTTGAAAACACAAAGAAAGCAAAGCGTGATGCTATGACGCTAGCTACAACCATAGCTAAAACGTTTGGAGAGGTACTCTAATGTCAATGTCGGAAGAAGATCTTCGGGCGCTATCTGAAGCTCGTGGTCGTCAGGTAACTCGCCCTACTTCTCAGACCCTGGATCCAGGTCTTGTTAGTGAAGCTCGTGGTTTTTACGGTGATGAAACCTACATTAACGAACTTGTAGCTAATACTGGAGTTGGGTCAGGCACTTTAGAGCAAAGACAAAATGCTCTCAACACTCTTATTCAGCAAGGCAAAGATCGCAATCTTGCAGAACGTGGATCGGTAGATGCTTTTCCAGGCGCCCCTATTATTAGCGGTAATACTGGTGAAGGGGGTAACGGTGGTGGAGAAGAATTTGTTCCAGCTGCTGGAGCAAAAGCAATACTGCGCAACGTGCTAGCCAGTTATGGTTTAGAGGGTTTGTATGAATATGCGTATTCTCTTTACGCTAAGGATGAAATAGATGTTAATGACGGCGACTCTCTTATCTTTGCGTTAAAAGAACAAGAAGCATACAAGAAACGATTTGCTGCAAACGAACGACGCAAGTCTTTGGGATTCAAAGAGTTGTCGCCAGCTACTTATCTTTCTTTGGAAAAATCATACAAAGATACTTTGGCTGCCAACGGTTTACCACAGGGATTTTACGATTCACCAGATGATTTTGAAAAACTTATTGGTGGTGATGTATCTGTAGCAGAACTTAACAACCGTCTTAAAGACGCTTATACGGTAGTGCGTGATGCTTCTCCAGAAGTAAAGAACAAGATGGCAGAAATGTATGGCGTTACCGACGGAGATCTTCTTGCATACGTAATTGACCCTGATCGAGCACGTCCTCTTATGTCCCCAGATTACAAACGTCAAGCGCAAGCAGCCTTAATTGCGGAAAGCGCTCAAAGACTTTCAGCACTCAACTTGAATAAAGATGTGGCTGAACAGTTTGTACGACAAGGTGTTAGCCAAACTGAAGCCGAAACAGCTTTTGCAACAATTGGTCAGATGGGTGAACTGCGACGTGGTGGGTTTGGTGAACAACAAATTACCGATCTTCAGTTTGCTCAGGCTGCTTTAGGTACAGATGCTGAAGCTAAACGGTTGGTGGAAGAACGCAAGAAGCGTCGTATCGGTGAGGTAACTGCTAGTGGTGGTTCAGCAACTCTTGCTCAGGGTGATAGTGGTTCTTACAAATCTGGGTACGGTCAGGCAAATCTCTAATATAGATAGTCAACCCTTGACAATCATTAATTGTGATGTAAGATAGTTATATCCCATCAGGGATAACCATTGGAAATCCCCCCGATTTCAATGTGCTAATAGGGGTGAGATATGCAGCCACTTGGCCCCTCCAGCCAGGTGTGGGCGGAGGAGTGGGTCATGCAAGAACAAGACTTCTATGAAGAGGACAGCGTTCAGGAAGACCAGGCAACAAAGAATCCAGTTCGTGCAAGGATGCGTGAGTTGGAGTCAGAGGTTAAGAGCTTGCGTCAGCAAGCAGAGGAAGCTAAGTCAGCTCAACGAGAGTTGGCATTTGTGAAGGCAGGCGTAGACCTATCTTCAGGGATGTCCAAGTATTTCGTAAAGGCTTATGATGGCGAACTCACACCCGAGGCAATCCGAGTTGCAGCCGCAGAAGCAAATCTCATTAAGCCCCAAGAAACTGTGCAAGCAGCCCCGATACAGGAGAAGCAAGCATGGGATCGAGTTAGCAACGCATCACGCGTTGGAGACACAACTGAAGCGACGGTTGACTACAGCACTAGAATTGCAAACGCTAAATCCGAAAGAGAAGTAATGGAATTGTTGGCTCAAGCAAGAATGAATCAAATCAACAATTAACCAATTCTTTAAGGAGAATTAAAACATGGCAGGCGAAACAACAACCTCGTCCTTGTCTATCGACCAGGTGGCGTTTGACCGTCTTGCGTATTTCGCATTGCGTTCAGAACTTCTTTTCGATCAGGCAGCGGACGTACAACCAGTAGCACAGGCAATGCCTGGTACTGGAGTTACATTCACAATCTTCGCAGACATCGCAGCAGCGACATCTACGTTGAACGAAGTAACTGACGTAACCCCAACAGCGCTCTCGGACAGTCAGGTAACAGTTACCTTGGCTGAATACGGCAACGCAGTTGTTACAACAGCAAAACTCCGTGGCACAGCATTCTTGGATGTTGACTCGGCAGCAGCAAACATCATCGGATACAACGCTGGCGATTCAATCGACCAAGTTGTCCGTGAAGTTCTTGCCGCAGGAACCAACGTAGCTTACGCAACTGGTGGCGCATCAGCTCCATCAAGCCGTGTAACTATGGCTGTTGACGACATCTTGGTAGCAAACGACATCCGTAAGCAGGTAGCTGCTTTGCGTGGTGCAAACGTTGCAACCTTCAATGGTTCGTACATTGGCTTTATTCACCCAGACGTGTCGTACGACTTCCGTTCGAACACAGACGTAGCAGCATGGCGTACACCAGCCAACTACGTGGATCCAACTGGTATCTACAATGGCGAGATCGGCTTGTTTGAGTCGGTACGTTTCATTGAGACACCACGTGCCAAGGTATTCACTAACGCTTTCAACGGCGCAGGTGCAACTGGTACGGGAGACTCGTATGCAACTCTTATCATGGGTCGTCAGGCTCTTGCTAAGGCGTTCAGCACACAAGATGGCAATGGCGCAGTACCGAAGATCGTCCGTGGCAATGTCACAGACATCTTGATGCGTTTGCAACCACTTGGTTGGTACTGGCTCGGCGGCTATGGTCGCTTCCGCGAGGCTTCGCTTCGTCGAATCGAGTCATCGTCAAGCATTGGTGCTAACAGCGTCTAATAATTAATTAGTAGGGCCTCCCCGTCATGAAAGGCGGGGGGGCTTTGCTATACTTTTACTAACGAAAGGTTTGTATGTCAATTTCTAATTATGCTGAACTGAAAATCTTAGAGCACACCACAGGTAAAACTGCTTGGACTATGCCAACGAATGTGTATGTCAAGTTGCATCTTGGTGATCCTGGTGAGGCTGCTACTTCTAATGCTGCTGTTGAAGCAACTCGTAAAGTTTCTGCTTGGGCTACAGCGGCTTCGGGCGCTATTGCAACAAGCTCAACTATTGAGTGGACTAACGTTTCTACTACAGAAACTTATACACATTGGTCGTTGTGGGATGCGTCAACTGGTGGTAATGCTTTGTGGACTGGTGCATTGTCAGCATCGGCTGCTGTAACTGCTGGCGATACTTTCCAAATTACTACACTAACCCTGTCTCTCGATTAGTCGTAGGGGGTAAACCCTATGGCTGCTTTTCAGGGCACACTTACAAAATATTCATCACCGTATAGACCTGCAACGGGTCTATATATTGGTGCGTTAATATTTCAATTAACTGCTACTGGTTCTGGTGTTGGTACAGAGACTGCAAGTAAACTTGTAATAAGAGCAAAGTCTGGTACTGGGTCGGGAACTGGAACTGAATTAGCTTATGGTGTACGTGTAGTACTACGTACCGCTACAGGGTCTGGTGTTGGTACCGAAGTAACTGTTTCGGGACCTACTCAACTACGTATTGGTAAATTAACCGACTATTCGTTCCCATATTTAACTGGTGGTGCTTATTATGTAGGTGCACCTATAACACAAACAGCTGCTACTGGTTCTGGTCTTGGTACGGAAACCGCAATTGCGTTTACAACAAAAGCAAAACTTGGTACTGGTTCAGGAACTGGAACTGAGTCGGCTTCTGGGGTACGAATAGTATTACGTACAGCTACGGGGTCTGGTGTTGGCGCTGATAGCGCAATAACTTCTGGTTCTAACCAGTTACGTCTTACTGGGTTAACTGACTATTCGTTCCCATATTTAACTGGTGGTCGTTACTACTTAGGTCCTGCAGTATATGCAAGGACTGCTACTGGTTCTGGTGTTGGCACAGAAACAGCAACTGGATTACTTATAGTTATTCGTACTGCTACAGGTAGTGGTACAGCAGGTGAATCAACAAGCACAACCAAAGAAGTTTTGGCTCGCACCGCCACAGGATCTGGCACGGGTTCTGGTGACGCAGACCCATTTTTGTTCCTTATCAGATCAGCAACGGGTAGCGGTACTGGAACTTCTTCAACAGTATTTATTCGTGGTTTAGTAAGGAACGCTACAGGTAGTGGACTTGGTACTGAAACAGCTACAGCGATAGAACTCCTACCAAGAACAGCAACAGGGTCTGGTCTTGGCACCGAGACTGCCACCAGAATTGTTGTAGCGCTCCGTACGGCGACAGGATCAGGTGTTGGTACCGAGACAGCCAGCGGTATCGAATCGCTTCCTAGAACAGCTACAGGCTCTGGTGTGGGTTCCGTAAGTGAGAACGCTACATGGGTTAAGTCTCGTATGTTTAGGGTTCCACAAACTACAAACTTTGCTTTTGTTCAATCGTATCCAGATGTTACGTATCAAGCAAAACAAAGATTGTTTGCTCGTCTACCTAACGGGGTGCGAGTAGAAAATCTCTTTGAATTACAAGATGGTTCATATACAATTAATGATCCAAGAGACGGTACCGTAGTTAGGGTTTATCTTGGGTCGCATGTAATTCCATTAACGGATGAAGAAGTGGCAGATCTAACAGCAGCTGGATATGGAGCGTACATAACGTGAAGCATGCAGAAACCCATCCCGATTTAGATGTTGATGGTTGCTTTGGTTGTCGCATTGCGAATATTCGCATGGGCACTAATAGCACCACAACTCGTGGGAAGCAAGTAGAGCAAACAAATAAGGTAGAACGAAACTGGCAGAAAGATATGCCAGCTTATAAGCGTTTAAGGAAGGAAGGTTTGCAACCAAAACGAATTGATGGTTCAGCCGAAGTTGAAAAAAAAGCAGAACATAAATGGCAAGTCGAGACAGGGATAGGTATTAAATGAAAAGCAAATCTAAGGTAAATGCTGCTGGTAACTACACAAAACCAGCAATGCGCAAAAGATTGTTTAACAAAATTAAAGCTGGTTCTAAAGGTGGGGACCCTGGTGAATGGTCTGCACGTAAAGCACAATTGCTTGCAAGTGAATACAAAAAAGCTGGTGGGGGATACAAGTAGTGGCGCTTGCTAAATCCCAACAATCTTTAAAGAAGTGGACCCAAGAAAAATGGAGAACTTCTGACGGTAAACCTTCTAAGGGAAAGAAACGTTACCTACCTTCAGCAGCTTGGAATGCTTTAACACCCGCAGAAAAAGCAGCAACAAATAAAGCCAAAGCTGCTGGCAATGCAAAGGGCAAACAGTTTGTTAAACAACCTAAAAACATCGCAAAAAAAACAGCAAAGTACAGAGGAAAATAAATGGCTAAATCACCAGCATGGCAACGCAAAGAAGGAAAGAATCCTGCGGGCGGACTCAATGCAAAAGGTCGTGCATCATACAAAGGTGGGACATTGAAAGCACCTGTTAAAGCAGGAGACAATCCACGTCGAGCATCATTCCTCGCACGCATGGGAAACATGCCAGGACCTGAACGAGATGAAAAAGGTAGACCAACAAGACTGCTATTATCTTTACAGGCTTGGGGTGCTTCGTCTAAAGCGGATGCACGGTCTAAGGCTAAAGCAATATCCGCACGAAACAAGAACAAGAAAGGCAAGTAATGCCAAAAGTAGGAAAAAAGGAATTCGCTTACACCCCAAAAGGTATGGCGATGGCTAAGAAAGAAAAGATGAAGATGAAGATGAAAGCTAAGAAAAAGAAGTAATGACAACAGCAGCAACGGTAATTAATAAAACGTTGCGGCAACTTCTATCTGGAACGGTGGAGGCCCGCAACAAGTTGGCCTCTACCGTAAACAGTTCTGCCACTAGTATTGTTTGCACTTATGCCCTTGAGGGGTTGCGTGCTGGACAAATTTTTGAAATTGAATCTGAAGTATTTTATATTTGGGCTGTAGATGTACCTACAAAAACTCTAACCGTAGAGCGCGGGTTTAATGGAACTACTGCAGCTGCACATACTGCTGGCGCAATAGTCACGGTAAACCCTAGGTTCCCTAGAGCTCAAGTTCTTGAGGCCATCAACGATGAAGTCTTGGATCTATCGTCACCAGTTAATGGATTGTTCCAAGTTAAAACTTTTAACCAAACATACAACGGTACAGACAGAATGGTTAACTTAACATCAGCTACTGATGTCATAGATGTTCTCAATGTATCTGTTCGTTATCTTACCGACGATTACCCAGTAGCTCGCAAGGTAAAACTTGTTCGAGATCTACCAACCGATGACTTTGCTTCTTCCTTTGCTCTTAAGTTTGACCAAGCTGTATACCCTGGCAGACTTCGTGTTGTCTACAAAGCGCCATACACTTCAGTTACTACTGAAGCAACCAACCTTAATACAGATTGCGGCATACAAGAATCAGTAGAAGATATTGTTGTTGTGGGTACGCAACTTAGATTGATGGCACCACGGGAAATTAAACGCAACTTTATTGAATCACAAGGTGATACTCGTAGAGCAGAAGAAGTTGCATCAGGCGCAATTACCAACTCCGCAACAGCACTAAGACAATTACGGAGAGACAGAATCATTGCGGAGGCTGCTCGCTTAATGCGGTCATACCCAACATTCTTGACAAGGGAATGATCCGTGTCTTTAGTACTACGGTATACGGATGCCTACTATCCAGCCGTTCCTTACTTTGCAGGAAAGGAAAGTAGTTCTTTGGTTCCAGATATTTTTCCTGTTGCAATTGACTCAAGGCCATTTCTTGTAGATTCCAAATCAAATATGTTCTCGCGTGGGTTTGAACCTAGGGTTCGAGATTCGGTTGACCAATCAACGACACCTGGCGAAGCAGCAATTAACCCACAGGGTTTGTGGCGTCGCGGTGAATCATCATGGCATCTTGGTGCTGGGCAGAAGTATGCCGATACAGCAGAAGCACAAGACTATAGGTTTTACACAAGTCAAGGAATTGATCCATGGACCAAAGGTCAGATTTCATTGTTGAAGACTGTGGCTTTGTCAAAGTCAGCTACTGGCACCAACTTAAAAATTGCTACAACTGACACAGAAGTTTATTTCTTGGATGGTACAAGTCTTTACTATTCAACGAATCCGTATGCATCAAGTCCAACATGGACAGCTGTAACTGGGCTACCTACTGGCACACCACGTGACATGGTTAGCGATGGATCATCTATTTATTTAACCTATCCAGGCACAACTAATTCGTATGGATTATGGAAAGTACCTTCAAGTCACACACCAGTCAACGTTGCTTATGGTCAAGAGTTTGGCTACGTGGATTTGTCAAAAGGATTTTTTATTGTTACTGGCGGTAATAGTGCAAACCATCACAAGCTTTACTACAATCCTAAAGGCAACGTAGGAGCTGCGGACTACACACATCCACTAACTGACTGGGGTTGGTTAGGTTCATCATCTGGCCCTAACGCTATTTACGCAGCTGGATCTACAGGCAACCGTGGGGCAATTTACAAGATTACAATTTCTAGTGCTGCAGTACTGGACACACCTGTGGTCGCACTTGATTTACCGATTGGAGAAATCCCAACACATCTTGGCTCGTATCTTAACGGCGTATTGATTGGTACAAACAAAGGTGTGCGGTTTGCAACTGCAGATAACAACGGAGACTTAACTACTGGTGCTCTTATTTCGACTAGTGGGAACATAAATCAATTTACTGCTGAAGGTAATTTTGTTTGGTTTACTTGGTCAGACTTTGCTGCTTCAACATCAGGGCTTGGACGGTTAGATCTTTCAACCTTTACCGCGGTTAACGTCCCAGCTTACGCTTCCGACTTAATGGCTAGCGTTGGCGGTACGGTTCAGGCTGCGGGAACATTTAACTCAAAACGATTGTTTGCTATTTCTGGTGTAGGACTTTACGCCGAATCAACAGACCTTGTTGCATCTGGTTCGATTACTACTGGCATTTATAGGTGGGGTATTCCAGATAGAAAGTTTGTAGCTAAGTTTGATATCCGCAGCACCCCACTAGCTGGTACGGTAACTCCGTATATCTCTAGTGATACTGGAACGTATACAGCAATGACAGCACACAATGTTGCGTCAGCTACTGAGTCTGTTGCTACTGGTCCGCAAGCTAAATTTATCGAAGCTTCTTTTAGGCTGGACTTTACTAGGGGTACTACCACTACTGGACCAACCGTGACACGTTGGATGGCTCGAGCCTACGCTTCCCCAGCCCGCAGCCAGGTGTTTAAAGTACCCCTACTTATGCATCACCAACAGGTAATTAATGGCATTGAATACTACTTAGATGTAGAAAGTGAACTAAGTCTGTTAAGGAACCTAGTTACGAATCCCCGTGTGGTAAACTATCAAGAAAATACGGAGACCTTTTCGGTAGTCGTAGAGGACTTGGAGTTTCAAGTTCTTGATGGCGTCCAGGGTAAATGGAACCTTGAGGGTGTCTGTGTTGTTACAATGAGATCAGTACAGGATTAGGAGAATAAATGGCAGCAGTAACTAGGAGATCTTATGCAGGTGCAGCACCAGCGTGCACTCTTACTAGCTCCATAACTTCTGGCGACACTACTGCTTCGCTTACTGGTACGGTAACTGCTTGGCCTACTACTGCTGGTGGACCATTTCATATGGTTATTGATCCAGGTCTTTCAACAGAAGAAAAAATTCTTGTTGGTTCACGATCAACTGGATCGCTTTCGTCTATTACTCGTGGTGTAGACGGCACTACTGCTGTTTCGCATTCTGCTGGCGCTACTTGTTACCCTGTTTTTACAGCGAGTGACGCTGATGAGGCGAATACTCTTGCTTCAACAATGACTACTCGTGGCGATTTGTTGACGATGGGTTCTGGTCCTACGGTTGCCCGTATTGCTTTAGGTGCTTCGGGTACGGTGTTAAAGTCGGATGGTACGGATGCTTCGTGGGCGACTATTGTTGCGGCGAACATCGCTACTGATGCTGTAACTACCGTAAAGATTCAAGATACAGCAGTAACATTTTCTAAACTTGAATCTAGTATCACACAAAACGATCAATTTATTTTAAGCAATTTAATATTCGGATAACACAGGAGATAACACATGGCAACATTCAGCAAATCTATTCTAAGTGGTTCAACTGATGGCAAAGGTATTAAGGTTGTTCAGACCGCTACGGCTGGTACAACGATTCATACTGGTTCATCTACGGCTGCGACTTTGCATGAGGTTTGGTTGTATGCGGTAAACAGTTCTGCATCAGATGTAAAATTGACGATTGAGTGGGGCGAGGCTACTGCACCTGATGGCAATATCGAATACACAGTTAAGGCCGAGAACGGTTTGTATTTAATTGTTCCTGGTTTAATTCTTAAAGGTAACGCTACGCCTTTGGTTGTTAAAGCGTTTGCTGCTACTGCAAACGTTATCGTAATTCACGGGTACGTTAACGTAATAGCGTAAGGTCTAGCAATGTCTAGGATTCTTAGAAACACATTAGGCGGTAAAGCTGTTAGTGGTGGTGCGTTGGCTCCACGTACTAACAAAACAAATACAACCAATCAAGCTAATGATTTACGACTTGGCGGCAGTAGTGGTAATCCTCCCGTGTCTGTTGATTTCCTTATTGTTGCAGGTGGTGGTGCAGCAAGTTTCCCTGGAGGTGGCGGTGGTGGGTATCGCACAAGTGTTGGGACATCAGGAGGAGGGGCATCAGCAGAACCAAAAATAACTATTAGTGCAGGTACACAATATACAGCAACTGTCGGTGCGGCAAGTGGTAATAATTCTAGTTTTGCTGGTTCTGGATTAACAACAATTACATCTATTGGCGGTGGTGGTGGCGGATACGCAGTCTCTGGTGGTAGCGGTGGTGGCGGTGTTGGCGGAACTAGAGGTTTGGGTACTGCTGGGCAAGGCACTAATGGCGGTTTTGGTGAAGATGGTGTTGTGCAATACACATCTGGTGGTGGCGGTGGTGGTGCGGCTGGCGGTGGCAGTAATTCGTTTGGCGGCGGTTGCGGTTTGGGTACTGCTGGAAGTGGCGGTAGTGGGCAAACGAGCAGTATTTCTGGGTCGAGCATAACGTACGCTGGCGGAGGCGGAGGAATTAGTAATCAAGGCAGTCCTGGGGGACAGGGTGCTGGGTCTGGCACAACAGCCAATCGTGGTGGTGGTAGTGGTGGTGGTTCAGGTGCGGGCGGTAGCGGGGTGGTTATTTTACGCTATGCAGATTCTTTTGATTTAGCATCAGCAACTACTGGTTCGCCAACAGTAACTACTGCTGGTGGTTATCGTATTTATGTTTTCACGGGAACAGGAACTATAACTTTCTAATGGCACATTTTGCAGAAATAGATGATAACAATACGGTTTTAAGAGTTATTTCCGTTCATGACAACGAGGAAGCAAACGGTTCTGAATTTTGTCATAACTTATTTGGTGGTCAATGGATTCAAACAAGTTACAATTCAAGGATACGAAAACACTTTGCATTTCCTGGTTGCAAATATGACCCCGTAGAAGATAAGTTTATTTTGCCGCAACCATATCCTTCATGGACTCTTGATAGTGACGAAAACTGGCAACCACCAACACCAATGCCAAGCGAAGGCGGTTGGTGGTGGAGTGAAACAGATCAAGTTTGGAAACCTTTAACTAGAGGTATTGAGCAGGTATAAATATAATGGTAATTATAACCGAAGCGGAAAGAGTTTTTGTATATAAAAGTTTGCAAGTAAGTAAATATGTGCTTAACAAAGGTGAAGGGTTGCCAAAGCACGAGCATAAATTTAACCATTTAACAATGTGTGTATTGGGTTCTTGTGTAGTAAGAAAAGAAAATGTTGAAATAATTTTACATCCAGAAGATAACGCAATAGATTTGGTTGCAAATCAATGGCACGAAATTGAAGCATTAGAAGATAACACCGTTCTTGTAAATATAGAGTAACGATGTGGGTTGCAATTTAACTAGGTGGCTGATACCGCTACCAGCAATCCTGTTTGCAGTTTTCCCACAAACCGCCAACGCTGAACCAACACCAGGGTTAGCAACCACCTATTACACAATCGACGAAATACCACCAGTTCAATCCACAACCGAATACCCTGTTTGCGGTACTGAGACAGAGAACAACATCAACCGTTCCTATGACGGTGAACCGTACGAGAACTGCACAGGCGACCTGTTCATGGTCCACATGACAGGCTACATAAACATCCCTGAACACAACACGATTGAGTTTTGGTTGGCATCAGATGACGGCGGTGAGATAACTATTGACGGCAACACGTTCGGTGTTTGGAATGACCAAGGCTGCTCAGCAACTTTGTCTGGTGAACTGGAACTTGAGGCAGGTAGCCAGCCTTTAGAACTATGGATGTATGAGAACGGTGGCGGAACCTGTCTAATGCTCGCCTGGAACATCAACGGTCAAGGCTGGGAAATGATCCCCGACTCTGCGTTTACAACAACGACTTCACCGACGACAACAACGCCCACCATAACAACCACATCATCGACAATAACCACAACAACCCTGCCAGAGACCACAACAACATCTTCATCTTCGTCTTCATCTTCCTCCTCGTCTACCACTACATCTAGTACTACAACTACTACAATTCAGGAGACAACCACTACATCATGGGCCCCAACTACAACATCCACGGAGTCGACGACGACAAGTACTACTACTGTAGTTCAAACGACTGTCCCTGTAACGACAACTACGACATTTTTGCCAGTAGCCACGGCAACGACAACGACAACAGAAGTGCCAGAACCCACGGTAACGACCCTTCCTGAAGAAGAAGAAGAGGTGTCAGAAGATACTCTAGAAACAACTACTTCTACTCCTGAGGAGACTTATCCAGAAGAGACTTATCCTGAGGAGACTTATCCTGAAGATACTTCCGTTGAAGAGATTGCTCCTGACGAAACAGATGCCCCAACAACAACAGAATCGCCAGAGGAATATACACCAGATACAACAGAAGTAGAAGAACCGTATTCATCATCTACTACCTTACCTGATATCCCAGTTGATGAGCCAGTTACTGACGAGCAAATAGAGGAGATCTTGGATACTCTTATTGAGGCTGAACCTGAGCAGATCGTTGCTGCTATTACCCAGGTGTTGGCTGCAGAGATTACCTCAGATCAAGCTACTGAGATTGCTTCAAGTCCTGAGGTGTTAGCTGCCATTACGGAGGATCAAGCTGAGCAGTTGTTTGAGCAGATTGAAGTAGAGGAGCTAACTGAGGAACAGTTAGAAGAGTTTACGGAAGCTATTCAAGAAGCCCCTACTAAAGTCAAGAAGGCGTTTGAGAAAACCATTGATATCTTTGGCTCCCAGTTTGAGGACTACGTGCCTACAGGCTCGAGCATCCCCGTTAAGACACGTAGAACCCTTGTAGCTGCTGGTGCTTTAATCGCAGCAATGCCATCTACTAGTATTAAACGTAAATGAAACGGATTGTAACCTACATTATGGAGAACACCTGGACATGGGTGGGAACGGGCATGGTTTTAATTACTTTGTCTGGTCCAACTTTGCGTCAAGCTCTGTTGCTTACTGGTGTGGGTATTTTAATTCATTCATTAATATCCCTTACACAGAAAGACACAGAATGAACTCAATGATTGCTAAAACTTTGGACCTTTCACAACGACTTGTTTCGTTGTTTATTGCATCGGCTTTGCCGATTATTACTGGTGGTGCAATCCTTGGAGTAGATGTAGTTAAGTCTGCTGGTGTTGCTGGACTTACAGCTTTGTTTGGTGTGGTACAGAAACTTGCTGCTGCTTCAGTTGATGGTGAACTTACATCAGAAGAAATCTCTGCTGCTTTCGGTACTAAAACTAAGAAGAAGTAATGAAAAAGAATTGGCCTATCGTTAAGGTTGTATTGCCTGCGGATCTTAAAGGTGTAAAACCTGGTGCCCTTCCAGACTCACTTCTCCGAGACATTCAACCTTACGGTAGGCTTCATTGGCGTGCAGCTGATGCATATCATGCGATGCGTGCAAAGGCGTTAGCTGATGGGATTAAACCGTTTAAGCCTACGTCTGCGGGGGATACATACCGTACGCTTGCTATGCAAACAACAGCATTCTTGCAGCGTTATCAGAAAGAACCTATTGCTGGTGCTTCAACTCGTACTTGGGATGGTGTTAAGTGGTACAAGAAGTCTGAGAAGTTAGCGTCGCTTGCGGCGCCAGGTACGTCTCAACATAATCTTGCTATTGCTGTGGATATCAGCGAGGCAAGTGGTAAACGTTTTGAGTGGATGCTTGCTAACGCACCAGCGTTTGGATTTAGCTGGGAAGTAGTTCCAGAAGAACCATGGCATTTGCGTTTGGTAACTGGGGATAACCCTACTCCTGCTGTGCAGGCATGGGTTGATGCACAGAAAGCCGTATGAGATGGACGGGGGCTGGGCGCTAGTACTCTCTGCTGTAGTTACTACGGTAGGTGGAGTGTTGGTTGCTTTAATTGCACAGTTCCGTAAAGAGAACAAAGAAGATCACGCTGTAGTTGCGGGGATGCTTTCCCATATATATAGAAGTGTAGGAAGAGTTGAAACGAAGGTGGACAAAGTTGAGAACAAACTCAACGACCACATCAAGGAACATAACCGCAGTTAGTTAGACCTGTCTGTGCCCCCCGTCGGGTTGCCACAGTCCGACTCCCTATTTCAATCACAGCGCCTTGCCACATGACGTGGCAATCGACCCAGGTTCCCCTGTTTACGTCCCACCCCTTGCGACAGGGGCACAACCATGCGCCTAATAAATTGTGTTCACACAGTAGCGTAATGCTTGCAACTTTGCAACATGTGTACTATAGTTTCATCGTAGCCCAGAGGGGTTTTGGTTCTTCCCTTCCTTTGCCCTCTGGGTTACACTTAACAAACGGGAGGAAACATGAGTAAATTCAAAGAATCGTTGAAAACAAAAATCAAAGTAAATCCACGGGAAGCAATCAAACAATTACTTGATAAAGAATCGTACGCAGATTTTGAAGCAGCTTTGAAAGATCAATCTGTTTCATCGGCAGCCATTGGATCCACGCTCCGAGAGTTCGGGGTACAAGTATCCAACATGACTATCCAACGCTGGAGATAACGTGAGCAAATTCAATGAGGTTATCCAACTCGAAAGTAATCTAATTGAATTAAAGAAAGCATTGTTGCATAGCCAAAGAGCTGAAGCAAAAGCAAAGTTCAAGACAGCCAACCTAATAGAAGCTGTGTATGAAGCAGCAGCTAACTCGCTGCTATCCACTCCACGCCCAAAGATTATTCCTCCACTCAAGGATGCAAGGAAAGGTAAACCAGAAGTAGCTCTTGTTCATCTTACCGATTGGCAAGCTGGCAAGAAAACTATTTCATACGACATCCCTGCGTTGTCGTCCCGCATGGAGGCGATGATCAAAAAGGTGTTGTCTCTTACCGAGATTCAACGAGCACATCATCCAGTTAGGGAATGCGTAGTGATGCTGGGTGGCGACATGGTGGAGGGTGTTGGAATATTTCCAGGCCAACAATATGAGGTGAGCGCACATCTATACGAACAGTTGTTCGAGGTGGTTCGCATCATTGAGGGATGCATTCGCTCGCTTGCCCAATCGTTTGAGAAAGTCACAGTCGTGTGTGAGTTTGGCAACCATGGCAGACTAGGTAAAAAAGGTGAGATGCCAGCAGGTGACAACATTGATCGCATGGCTTACCAAATTGCTGCAAACAACTGCAAAGATATCAAGCACGTCAAGTGGCAGATGTCGGATGATTGGTATCAGATCTTCCATATCGGAAACTACAAAGTGTTATTGGTGCACGGTGACGAGATCGGTTCATTCGGAAACATCTTGCGCAAAGTATCAGCTTGGTCCACGGGTGTAGTAGAACCATTTGATGATTGCTACATGGGGCACTTCCACACCCCAACCGCATTAACTATGGCTAATGGTGGGCGCATCTTTGTTACGGGTTCACCAGAATCACACAACGAATACGCACGCACATTCATTGCTGCCGTGGGCAAACCATCGCAACGCATCCACTTCATTGACCCAGACAAAGGGCGCGTGACCGCAGAGTACGTGTGCTGGCTATGAGACTTGTGTGCCAGAAGTGCAAGGCAATCCTTGAGTATGACGACACAAAGATGGTCTCATGTCTCTGCGACCCAGATGCCCCGACATGGATAGCAATAACCCGCGAGGGTCGAATCATATCCATGTCTCACGCTAGCTACGAATACCTACCAAGGGCGCAAGCATGACACATACACGCGCGCGCCTGTGCGCGTGCATAAATAAAGGTGTGCCCCCGCGCGGCCCAATCTGCGGGGAGAAACCAGACGATGACGAAGAATGAGCTCACCTATATATATGTGACGTGGATCGACGCGCACTCGGGTAGCGAAACGTGGACCAACATACGCGACCTTGACCAAGAACCCGTGCTCGTGCGCACGGCAGGATTCCTACTACCGCAATCAGATGGTGGCAAGGAAGGGCACATCACCATATATCAGAGCATCACCCCGAACGATGATGTAGATCATGTTCTACACATACCGACGGCGATGGTCAAAGAATTCAAGTGCATCCAAATAAATCTTGAATCAAAGGTTGTGTCCATCCCCCTGACGTGATACGTTTGTATTACACGAAAGGAAGAGGATGAACAGATACACAATCAACAAGCCAGAACACGGCAGCCAAGAATGGTTAGAGGTACGTTGGCGCAACGCCGAAGGGCTATCACGAATCGCTGCATCAAGCGCAGCAGCAGTACACAATGAACACGAGTACATGACACCAGGAGATCTCGCAGTAGAACTACTTGCTGACGAAGCACCGCAACCCAAGCCAGCCAACGCTGCAATGGAGCGAGGCAACCGACTTGAACCAGTCCTAATCCAATGGACATCCGATCTAGAAGACATTGCTTTGCTTACCCCAGACATTATGTATTGCTTTGAGAACGGTGATGCCCGCATGATTGCGACACTTGATGCAATGAGTGCGGACGGCATGCCATTTGAAATCAAGACAACCAAGAAGCGCTGGGATGGCGTGCTTCCACGCCAATGGTATTGGCAAGGGGTGCAGCAATCTATTTGCGCAGGCACAAATCAGATTGAGTGGCGTATCTTTGACAGCGATCTTGAGTTGCATCAATACACGCAGATCATTACGTCCGATGAACAACAGATACACATCAGCGCAGTTGATGAGTTCTTGAATCTAATCGAGCAAGGACTAGTACCTGAGGTAGCCAAGCTTTCCTATGACAACGTATCCAACTTGTACAGCAAATCTTCGGATATACAAACCATGCTGCCACCATCAGCAATGGAGATCATCAATCAATTAGAGAAAACCAAGGAAGCAAAAAGAAAACTTGAGGAAGTAGAAAACAATCTCAAGGCGGAGCTTGGATTGATGATGAAAAATTCTGAGGAAGGAATACTCAACGGCGATATCGTGGTGACATGGAAAACTCAGACACGCAATGTGTTTGATTCAGCAAGGTTTGACAAAGAGCATCCAGCTCTGTCAAAAAAATACAGGAAGGACACGAGCTTTCGTGTTCTTAAAACAAAGGTAAGGAGATAACAATGCCAGGGTTCAACTTAGATAATTACGAAACAGTCGAAGACAGACTTGTAAAGTTTTGGGCTGACCACACAGATGGTCGGGTCATTACATCCATCCACTACTACGACGACACACGCATCCTTATACGAGCAGAGGTTTACTTTGACCGTGAAGATGTAAGGCCAGTAGCAAGCGGGTATGCAGAAGAACTACGGGGTGCAAGCCCAGTAAACCGCACCTCACACGCAGAGAACGCAGAGACCAGCGCCATTGGCAGGGCTCTCGCTAACTGTGGGTACGCAGCCAAGGGTGCACGCCCTAGTCGTGAAGAGATGCAGAAGGTACAGCGAGCAACCCCTGTGGCTGCCAGCCCAAAGAACAATGTAAACGAAATCATGGATGAGCTGGTCAGTAACGGTGCTACCTATGTAGAAGATGATGAGCAAGAACAACCACGAAACATCTCTATTAAAAACCCAGGGGAAGCAGCGTCTCCTAAACAACTGGGTATGTTACGTGCCGTGTTACGCAACCAAGGTATCTCCGACAATAAAGAAGTCGCAGATGTCTGTAGCGCAGCTGTCAATCGCAACATCACAAAGCTTGACGAACTTACCAAGGGTGAAGCATCAGCGCTTATCACCCAATACAAGTGAGCAAGATAGCTAAAACTTTAATCGCTGTTCGTTTGGATACCGAGTTGCTCAAGCAGGTCAACAAGGTATCCAAACGGATACGCAAGACAAGATCTGAAACGATTAGAGTTTTACTTAACGAAGCACTCGGACAATACAATGGATGAAAGGAAGGGTTACTGTGAAGGCAACCAAGATAAGTGCAACGCAACGGGATGTCCCCTATTCGGAACACTCGGGCGCCCCAGTCGTGACGGTGCGCGTAGGATTCGCAACTGTGGCGACCCTGCAGCTAGGGGTAAACGTAACAGATCTAAAGGGGATTCAAAAGCACGTCGTGCCCGTAAGAAACTTGGGTTGGGTGGTCATCTTACCCGTCACGAGGAAAATTGGGGTGGTGCTTTTCGTACCGAGGTCAAAGCGGGCGCGCAAGTTGGTCCGATTTATACACGATTCAGAGACGCGAAAGCACAGAGTGATCAAGCAAAGGCGTTGGGTGACAATCGCCCATTTGTGATGGTCGCAATGCCAGACGGAACATCAGAAGGTATCGTGTTAATTACTCTTACCGAGTTCACAGAAATCATAAGCCTTATTCCATAAGGACTTCAGGAGTTTTACTATAATGGGAGGGAACAATGAACATACTTATACGGTGCATAGCCGTACCTTTGGTAGGGTTGATTACTCTGAGCTCGCAGGCTCAAGCAGCAATCGCACCTTCACCAGATTCAATCTCGATACAAGTATCGGGATCATTGCCAACGACGCTCGTGAAGCACGAGAGGCTGGACTTGCCAAGACCCGTGACCTTCAAGCACGGGGATATCTCTTGGCTACCGAGCTTGGCAGCTCAGGCTGGGTGGCCTCGCTCGACATGGAAGAAGCTTGGTCAGATAATCCTGAGGGAATCGGGTGGCTGCCCTAACCGTGCTGGCGGGGATATGGTTGATGGGAACTGCAATATAACTGGGGTTTCCGAGTGGAACCATAGGTCAGACACAGGGTTGCTGCAGATTAACGGGGTACATTGGAAGCAGGATCATGCCCAATACCACGGACTTATCTGCAAGAGACTTGGGGTGTGCGAGCAGTCTATACTGTTAGACCCGCTCACTAACCTCATAGCAGGCAAACTCCTTTACGATGTCGCGGGGTGGAGTCCCTGGGATATCGGATAGAAACCAATGAAAGATAGAAAGGAATGGGATATGGAATTAATGAATGAGTTCTCCTTGTTTAACAAGGACTTTAGCTGGGGTGACGAGGCAGCCTGCAAAGGTATGCCGACCGACATGTTCTTTCCAGAGCGTGGCAACAGCAGCTCAGAAAGAAAAGCAATCAAAGAGTTATGTGGAGGTTGCAAAGTCCAGCAGCAATGCCTAGATTTTGCAATCGACAACTTCATTACCTACGGTATTTGGGGTGGCATGACATTGAATGAAAGACGTAGATATAAAGCGAGGGTTGAGTGGGCGAAGAAATCATCATGACAGACGAGATGTTAGTTAGTGTGTCAAAGTTTCTGCGTCGCGCATTCGTTGGCAGAATGGAAGAAGAAGAACTTGTCAATTGTGTATCGGTAATAGAACACGAACTAATGAGAAGGAGGATTGATGCTGCCAGAAAACATAGATCGATTCGTTGATAGGTTGTGTGCGCTGTACCCCAACAGGCAGGTAGCACGCAACACAATCAAGTCTGGCTGGAGAGTGGACAAAGAACTCTTGGCTGCATCGGTACACATGTGTCGCAGGGTTATTGATATTGTGGAAAGAGACGGAGAGTTTCCATCACTACATAGAATCAAAACCTTACTGAAAGACATGAGACCCAATGATCAGATCACCACATGCACGGTTTGTGATGGGTCGGGTTGGGGTGAAAGATACACAGCACTATCGGAGACTGGGAAAGAATACACATACGTCAGGCCATGCATATGCAGGGAAGGGATAACACATGAAACGTCATTGGAATTGCAGCACTTGTAACAATCAGATAGTTACCTATGTAGAGTTATCTGAACCACCAACGTGCTCGAACCGTCATTCAATTAAACAAATGGAAGAGAAGGGAAAACGAAATGAACATTCCGAAGTTCCAAACTGAGGACTTAGAAGTAATGGAGAACCTGTTAGTTGAGTTGTTAGTGGCTGCACTTAGGGCACCTAACCATATCCGTGGTCCGATAACCGACTTGGCTATTGGCATATCAAATCATTTACCGATAGAAGCGGTAGAACGCAGCAAAGAGTACTCTTTGTACAGAGCTAAGCAAGGAGAACAACGTGGAGTTTGAAGAGCAGGTAGATAACATTTTGCGTGAGGCGTACGAGAGCATCGTACAAGAAGGACTAGAGCAAGAGCTTGACGACTTCAAAAAGGTAGAAGATTTCTTTGCATCCAAGGGATCAATTGATGATTCATCAAGCGAGATCTGGTACATGAGTTTGAACGGCGATCTAGATATGGATATCGTCAACCCAGATGACATGCCTGATGAAGAGTCGGAAGCTTTGGCTATCAAGTACAAGGGAACCTACGGAGATCTATTCGTGGCGTTGCAGGATTCGGACATGATCCAAGAATGCAAGGCAGACAAATGCGTGGGCATCATCACCCGATCAGAAGCATGGGCATCCAAGACCGCAGTTGCCTCAAAGAAACAAGCATCAGAGTGTGACGACAAAGTAACTATGTACATTACAACTCTCACAACTCCACGTGGTGTGCATGTCATCATCCGAAACGGTGATGAAGTAAATTGCGCAACCTATCCTAAATCTAAAATCAAAACAGGAGAGAATGATTTGATCGACGCATTGTTCAATGCGTGCTTTCATTGGTGACCGCTACCAATAACGCTGCTACCAGCAACGGTTGCTACCAACAACGGGCTTGACCTGCGCAAGCGCGCGCGCGCGTGCGCCTGCACGGGCGAGCGCGCGCGTTCTTTCCACTGCGAAAAATTGCCCCCGATTTGCGACGGCTTGCGGCGGTGCTAGCATTGACCCGACGCAATTTTTCTATTGCGTTTAACTTAAAAGCAAAGGGATATAACGCTATGGACATAGAGCAAGTGTTACACGCCATTACAAGAGTTCAGGCTGAGAAATTGGTTAAATCAACTAGAAGTTTTAACGATGAGTTGGTCTATAACCAAGTAGAACTGCCTTTGATTAAAGAAATTAAACGGGTTATCCGTGAAAGATTTGAGAGTGTAGAACTCTCAAAGTAATAAGCAATATAAACAACAACAACAAAACAAAAGGGAGAATAAAATGCTAGAAGGACAGGAAGCAACACAAACTCAAGGCTTTAATAGCCCTTGGGAGAGAGCAAGTTTTGCTCTTGAGAATAACTTAGGGCGAGTATTGCTCTATGGCGCACCAGGAACAGGTAAGACATACTTCGCTATGAATTACCACACTAACCCCGATAACGCTTATCGGTTAGTTTGCACAGAGGAAATGACTGATGCAGACTTAATCGGTATGTATAAGCCGACATTGGTTAATGGCTCTAGGGAACTTGTGTTCCACGAGGGCGTTGCTATTAAGGCTTGGCGAACAGGTGGTCGCTTGGTTGTTGATGAAATTAACAGAGTCAATGGCGATATTGAGAGTCGCCTTATGTCTCTTATCGACACTCACGCTAGTTCCTCTTGGCAGAACCCCGATACAGGCGAAACGATTAAGCCAGCACAAGGCTTTAGCGTTGTAGCCACTATGAACGGTGAGCCTGAGGACTTAGGGCGCGCTATCCAAGACCGTTTGGTTGTGCAGTTAGAGATAACTGAACCACACCCTGACGCTATTGCTAGTCTGCCTGAATACCTTAGAGACTTAGCGTTCTCTGTGGTATCAAGAACCACACAGTCAGACCGTTACTCGTTAAGAAACTTCGTGGAGTTTGCCCAACTCTACGCAAAGACTAACGACTTGCACAAGTCAGTTGATGTCTGCTTACCCCGTATAGCAGAGCAAATCATTGACAGCATTAGCCTTCAGAAAGTAGAGGCACAATAATGGAAGGCGACAAAATAACTTTGTGGATAGACCATCTCATAGTTATTGTTATGGTCTGCCTCTTTATCGGCTATCAAGTTGGTGCGTTTATACACACTCTTGATGAACGAGAGAGAGAACGAGAGAACCATTATTGGGCCAAGCGCAAGTCAATGCGTAATCACCCAACTTACAAAGGGAGAATACAATGACAACTAAGCACAACACCGTAGCCCCTGAAGCATTGGGGCAACGACCAGAGTTAGACCATAACCGTTACGAGTCAGGTGGCACGCCATTGGACTTTGACGGGGTGAGCGTTAGTTTCGGAACACCTAGGAAGCCTCATAGTTATCAAGCCCCTACGGGCGACGGTCTAACAAGCCGTCGCCTTAGGCGTTTTGCTTTGACGCTTAGCAGGTTTCAGTTACCTAACAGCAAGCAACTTGCAAAGCGTTGGAAAGTAAAGCCAAGCAGCGTTAAATACGCCGAGCAGATATTTGCTATCAACGCATACAAGGAAGCATTTAATGACGACCCAACTATAGACACTATGTCTACAGATGTGTTGGCAACAATGCTTAGCGAGCCAAGCCCCAATAGCGAGTTGTTTGGTAAAGCCATAAGTTACTCAAATACGAAAGCGTTTGACAACTTAGTGCTTGAGATAGGCAACGAGGAAGTTCGGGACTTGTTGGTTAATTTTAACAATCACCTGAAAAGTATCTACGGCACAGGCAGTTGGCGTTGGCGACAAGTTAAAGATATTAACTCGCCAACTGACTTTCGCCGTCGCCGTGCTAGAACTTCTTATCGGGACTTGGCTAGAGAGATTGACAGACTCTCAATGCTTGGCGAGAAGCACATTAAAGACCAAGAGAAACAAGAGAAGCAAGCAGGTGAGTCTTACGAGTATGGCAAAGGCAAGGAATATACAGACGGTTCAGATAGGTGGTATCCGTTGTATGTCTCTAAGCCTGAGTTGCCATTAACTCATACAGGCAAACTCGGTAGGAAAGTTATGTATACAGATACAGGCAGAGCGATTAAGAATATCGGTCGCTTGTTCTCTGACCCTGAGGAACGGATATTTACTCGCAAGACTAGAGCGTTAGGGGCAGTTGTTGTTATTGACTGTTCGGGTTCTATGTCGTTATGCGAGGGCGATATCGACGAGATGATTAAAGTCTCGGCAGGTGCTACGGTGCTTTGCTACTCGTCAGACTCTAGACCAAGCCACGATAACCCTAATGCTTATGTCGTTGCCCGTAAGGGTCGCAGGATACGCAAGTTGCCAGACTTTCACGGTGGTAACGGTTGCGACGCACCAGCGTTGATGTATGGCATTAAGGTTCTTAGAGAGAGTTCTCGTCAGCCAGTCATTTGGATTAGCGACGAGATGGTTACAGGCCTAAACGATAGTGGTGGCTTGTCTCTAAGAGAGGAAACAAACAGAATAAAACAGCGTTATGGCGTTATTGTTTGCCGTAATGCTTACTCAGCAATAAAAACACTTAAAAAACTACAAGGAAAGGGATAGAACAATGGAAAATCAAGACAATGAGTTAATGGCAGAACTAGAAAACATAATCGCCATTGAAAGCAAGCGTATTGCCGAACCAACAGACGCACAATCTGAAGGCTTGGCGATATTTAAGAACCTGATAACTGCTATGGAACAAGACAATCCACTCGTTGGGACTCAGGTGTATTCAATCAAAGCCGTAGAACCCGACGAAGCAAAGCAAGCACTAGCAGAAGGTGCAGGCAGGTTAATCAGTAATGGGTTTAGCAAAGAAGAAAACGAAGAAGCATCACAGGCAGGAAGGGTGGAACTGATAGCAGATAGTGTGCCAGTCAGTAAAATCCGTCAGTTCTTGGGCGACCTAGAGACTGCGTTGGTGCTTAGCCAATGGAAAGAGCCACAAGGCTTACTTGCTAGGGCTAAGCGTAAAGGCGAGTTGGTTCAGGCTATGGCGTTGGGCAATATCCTTATATTCCAAAAGGTCTTGGCAAGTGGCGACACTATCACCAAGTCTTGGGACACCAACGAGGAGATAGCACCAGAGCCAGACGAGTTTGATAACAAGTGGGACTTTGATTTCCTTAAGAACACTTACACACACTTGAGTCTGCCCCATATGCTTAAAGCGCAAAGCCCAATTATGTATGAGCATATTCTCGATATGCTTAAGAAAAGTATCGCCAAGCAAGTCCTTAACGACGAGAGACCACCAAACCTAGAAGGAGACTTCGGTGATGGGTCTAGTGATGATGACTGATTACAGTTCACTCAAGCACACAGCGCAAAGCCTACAGATTATGTGTCTTAGCATTATCAAAGACATAGAACACGGACACTTTAATACCTATATGGCTAGTGATTACTTAAACGATATGGAGTTAGGTGATTACAGTCTGTATAGTGCGCTTAGTCAGTCAATGGACTTAAACGAAAAGGAAGGAGAGTGAGGTATATGACATAGTGGATAGGTTATTAACCCTAATTGTGTTTATTATTGCTTGGTTACTAATCAGTAACCGTTAGGGTTATTAAGCCCCTTAGGGACTTTAATCCCTTGTGTCCTTAAGGGGCTATACCCTACTGCTACCACTACCAACACCGTCTAGGTCTAGCGTAAAGACCTACGGCATACGGCAGGGAGTAGGGGTGGGGTGCTACTACTAATCGGCGAGATTGCAGCCGATTTGCAATCGGCTTGCGGTGGTGGTAGCGTGGTTGATGTTGGCAATTCCGCCAACACTAAACAAGGGAGATAGTCATTACTACTAACCAATATAAATTAGGGTCTTGGGGCATAGTCTCAGGCTCTAAAAAAGATAAGACAGCCGTTTACGGAATCAAAGTCTGGAACGGTCAGGGCGCTATCAAATCAGGCGAGATAGTGCGAGTCATAAATTGGAAAGGCCAAGAATCACTAGTGGCTCTAGGCGTAAAGATAAAGCCAGTCGCTGAGACTGTAGAGACTAAAGGATATACGCTCTACGCTCTAGCCAATAAGAAATAGGCTCTAGGCTCGGTAAGCCTCTAGGCAACTAGGGGTTTGCCGAGCCTATCCCACCCCCCAGGGGGGGTAATACCCGTCCTGTATATGTGTGGATTTGTTACATTTTCTGTGGTTAACGGCGCTAGTTTGTGTGTATACGGTACACATACGCTGGTTAACTGTCACGAATCAACCTAGAGCTGTCAGCTCCCCCCACGGTTCGCATCCTTTATGGAGCAGGTCGCCGTAGCCAAGCTATTTAGCCGACACCTTAGTTGATGATGTA